TTTATATAACTTTCTTCTGCTCTTCTCTCTATATAGTATAAAACGAGAGTGCCTACTGCTGAAAATAGTTCAATCAACATAGATCCAGTAGAACTTTTATACATATCTTTCCATGCATCTTTTAATGCTAACCTTGATTGTAATTGACTTACCAAGGTTTCAAAATCGTAATCTACATAATTAATTGGTTGTATCGTCATCCTTTCACTCCTTATTGAGTAATTACAGTTGAGTAATTAAATGTTTCTGTATAACTTTTTATATTGAATCTAACAGTTATCTGTACAAAATTTCTATCAGAATCTTCCTTAAAATCTACTCCAACAACTATTACCCTAGGGTCCCAAAGTTCAATAGTAGTTCGTATTTCTTCAGATAATCTATTTGCCAAATTCTTATCTATTGGATCAAACACCATACCTCTTAAATTTGAGGCAAATTCAGGTAAAAATACTCTCTCACCTTGTGATGTCCCTAGTATATTATCAATAGAAGTTTGAACTACTGCTACATTAGTTACTTTACTTAAATTACCTTGGGCATCAGTTACTAAAGATTGGTGTAAATCTGACCAAATTTCAGTAGTTTGTTCTGCCATAATTAGCTCCTATTCACAATTTACCTTTCTATCTGGTGGCATTACCTGTGCACCACATCCGGCTATAGCACCATAAGTTAATATTAATTTACCATTTATATAAGACTTTGATGTTCCCGCAATCATTGATGTTGTACCATGCCCTTCAATAGGACATTTATGTTGAGCTCCGGCTACTGCTACTACCACTCCTGCTGCTTTAACAGTACCATCTTGACTTGATGTAATAAGTTCTCCCCCATGATTACTATCATCTCCTAAACAGGCTACAATTGGAGTTGTTGCTATTTGTGGAAACACTTCATATGTAGCACTTGAACCTTGGGTATAATCATTATCAGCCCAAGCTACAACTTCATATTCTTTTGTACTTAATCCTGTAACTGTTGCATCAAATGTATCACTAGTATTAAATGGACCTTGCCATGCTGTATAATTCCACGCTACTTCTCCTTTTTCCCTATAAGCAAATCGTACATCACAATCATCATATCCATCATGGTCAAGCAATCCTTCAAATTTTGATGAACCTACTGATATATTTATATATCCAGACACTGAAACTACTGGTGTGATATTTATTAAATACCCAATACCAGAAACTACACATTCATGACCACTATCACCATACATTAAAGTTACAGTCGTTTCCCAATAATCAGGAATCCAATGAGTATTCACATCACAATGTCTCTTAAAAGACCAAATTGATGCTGTTAATTCTGCCCATCCTAAAACTTCCGAAGTAAACGATGCAGTTTTTAAATTTAATCCATCACAATCAAGTTTTTGTATAACTCTTATCTTATCTGTTTTTGCTATCACTCGTTTAGGACAGCTCCAAGTACCAGTTAAAAATCCAAGCACATTTGAAGATGTACTCATTGCTATATTTGAGCCTATAAGTGTGGTTGATAAATCTTGATGAACCAAATAAACATCACTATAAAATCTCCCTGTCCTAGAAGGTGCACCATACCATCCTCCTAATAGACCTACCCAACTACCTGTATTAGTTGTTCCTAATACTCCATCATTTCTACAATATCTTGTTTGTGTACTCATTATGTTGGATTTATGTTAACTGATGTTCCCCCAGTTATATTAACTATTGCACCTGATATATTTACATTACCCGTAGCAACTACATCTGCATTAACAGATGTGTTTATTTCAGCGTTCACTGCGTTTACAACCACATCCTTTATAGAATGTATTGTAACACCTCCGTCTGCTGATACCAAAATGTAGGTACCAGTAGGATGTTCTAATTTAACAGTGCTGGCAATATCATCTATTGTACTAACTATTCCACCAGCAGTTTTAATTATACTTTGCTTTAAAGTATCATCAGTTATATAAGTAATTCCACTTGAACTTTTACGTACTTTTGTATTAGGATAACTGGTTGTTCTATCACTTGGTAAACCTAATGTAGCAGTTGGCGCCTCTGCAAAGTATACTGGTTGGTATATATTCCCAGCCTCAAAAAATATAAATACAAAAGTATCTACATCTGGCACAGCAAAATAGCCTACTCCAGAACCAGATCCATCCCATATAGGATATGCAGGAACAGCCCAAGGTAATAGATCAGTATCAGTAATATCAGCAAGCATAGGATAAATTTGAACCTTTATCCTTCCTAGTTGGCTAGAATCGGTATTTGATAATACTTTACCCCTGTACATTCCATAGAAGTTATCATCATGTATACCCAATCCTGTTGTTCCTAACTTTGTAGCGGCCATTTTATGCCTGTCTCTTTTTTGTAGTTGCAGCTGTAAGAGTAGTATCTTTATCTGTGTCAATACCATGTCTTGTAAGCAGCAACTTTGTTAAAAATACATCACCTAAATTATGAACCACTCTTTCCACTAACCAATAACCTGAATATTGATAAGAATATAAATTATCTCCCACTACACCATGAGGAAAGAAAATTTGGATAGTTTGGCCTGGAACTGCATTAGGCAATCCTTGAGTGGTTATCCACATTTTAACCAAACCAACTAATTTATTCCCATAGCTACTTTTAACTTTTCCTTTGGAAGTACGAGTAAAATCGGTACTTCTCCCATTATCTATAATTTCATTGTTATCAGTAGTATCATCCTTATCTATTGCAAAAAAATCAGATAAAGATGTATAATCTGCAACGTTTTCAGTTAAATTTGTATATACACTATTTGTGTAATCAAAGTATGAATAATCTTGAGATTTTATACCAAATATTCCATAAAGTTTATAATTATCATAAATATAATATTCATATATAGGTAATTGATCTTCATAAGGAGTATCATTTAAAATAAACTTATATGCTATAGGACTCGTAATCATTTCTGATAAACTTGTGAATGTAAAAATCTTGTCATACTTATAATTTTTTACAAAACATTTAAACCCATATTCATCATTACTTCCAATTAAATACTCTTGTAAGTTATTAAGTAGTTGTGCATTAGTCCATTGTGGTTGAAGTATATTCTTATCATAATCTAAAGAAGAACTTATTTCGGTAGAATCAACTTCCAATTCAGCCGCAATAGTTTCTAGTGTAGTTTTCATACTCCCAGAAAAACCTCTTGATTCTCCTGGCGCAAATAATTTTTTTACATCTAACAATCCTGTAATATCATATTCAGTAGTTGGTGTACTTTGTGTCCCACTAGGTTCTCTTATATACACCATAAACTCAAATGCATTCTTATCTATTGTATCTAAATTCGAATCTAAGGCCAATTCAATGTATACATTACTCATACTCTTATCAAAGGGTAAAAGATGCGTAAGAGCCCCAGTAGCATCATCAATACGGAGTCTAAACTCTGGTACCAGCTTATTCATATCTTGCGTAATAGTTAATTCCCTTAAAACAGATGTACTTAAAGGAATTACTTGATCACCAAATTTAACTATTAAATGATAATTACCTATCATTACCTAAATTTATACCTCTTATAAAAATCATATATATCTAAAATATTTGGTATTTTTAATAAATCACCAATACTAATATCTGTAAGTGGGTTTTGAATTTTATTCACAAAACAAATTAACCACCAATAATTTACAGATTGATAAACTTTATAACTTATTAAATCTGGCCTCATTACATCATCTGCTACAATCCTATAATATTGAACAGGATAGTTCATTACAAACCTAGATAATGAATTATTAAGATGATCATATTCGGATGCATTTCCTGAACCCACTATATTAAAAAAAGATGTTCTCTTCATCTATATTGCTCTCTTGATATAGGACCACCTTGCCCTACAGATTGACCTTCAGTAACATCAATTATTGATTTACCAATAGTACCTAATAAATCTTCTCTAGTAAGCATCTGATAAGTTTCTATCCCTAATACAACTTCTGCACCAATAGGACCATCTTTACTCATTCTATTTTCAAAAGTTACTTGAACACTTTTTATTATTACACTACCAAATTTTAAAAACCCCCCACCAATATCTATAGTTATATTTTCACCACGTTCTTTTTTAATATCTCCTTTTAAACTTAAATCAAAAGGATTAGGTCCTGGAGGAATTAAACCAACAGTATTAGCCCAACCACCTCTTGGTAGAGTTAAACCTTGTAATCCCATACAAGGTAATATTACTTCGTTATATGGATTACTAAACGCCTCAAACTTTAATTTAAGTGTTAATGATATAGGTGCAGAACCTGCCCATTTTCTTCTTGTAGATACTGTAGTTACAGCAGTTCTACCTGTCAGTGCTTGAAGGGC